CTGTTTTTAGGGAGTTAATAGCCGCTACAAGGTTTTCATTATTTGATGTTTCGAGTAAACTCAAATCACCAATATTATCCTTGTTTTCCATGACAGCCGCCCAAATAGCATTAGCCGCATCTACCATAGTGGTAGCAGAACCAAGATTAAGGTCGGCAGTGTCACCAGAGTTCGAATCCAAAGCATTCATGGCATCAATCAAGAGATTGTGCTTCAATCGCCATTGGTCAAACGTGTCTTGTTTGTCTACATAAACTATTTCAGGATATTCTGCCATCTTTTATTTCCTTTCTAATAACTGAGTCAACATACTTTTTATATCATCTATATCTTTTTTAAGCGTATCAACATCATTTTTTAAATTGTTATGCTCTTAGATTTTTCTTTCTTCAGCCGCCTTTTTAGCTTTAGCGAGTGCCAATGCCTGTCTATTTGTATTGACAATGGCATTGGACGAAAGGCTTCTTACTAGATTTTCATTATCTTCTACAAAAGCGTATTCTTCACTCATATTTATAATCCTTAAGTACCTAGTGCTATTACTCTCAAGTCTTTAAGTTTTGGAACCTGAGCAGAGTTTTTAGACTTCATAACAATCTTAACAGTGAAAGAAGTAAATTCTGGCAAATCATTGATTTCCATTTTATATTCTTCAAACTGGTCTGGAGTCAAAGCCACTTGGTCATAGTTTGTAGGCTTATCAATCAGAATCCAATCCAAATCGTTAATACTTCTCTTGTCTTCAGCTATTTTGGTTTTGTAGTAAATTTCAATATCTGCTTGCGCTGGTCTATGTGCTGTTGCTATAATAGACATACCGATAGCAGAGTCATTCAAAGTTACTTCTTTCAAAATATATTTAGATGCCGAGCTACCACCCTCATTCTTAGTTTCGGGTATAAAACCTTCAACATAACCCTGAGAAATACTTGACGCGCCTTCTACTGGGCTATTCGTTCTGTTTGCTATAACAGTACAAGATGCTCTTGACAAGTCAATTAATGGTGATAAGTTATCCTGTGTAGTGGACATTTGGCATTTGAATACCAAAGAACTCTTATCCAATGAGCCAGAAACACCACTCATTCTATTTTCTTCATTCTCCGCAGAAGCTATTAGCTTAGGTGTAACAAATGTTATATTCTCATCCATAATGAATGGGAAGAATTTGTCATCTTTTACATAAGGAGTAAATGTACCATGTACACAATTACCTGAAGTAGCTCTGTATGTCCAATCAGTTGAAGTTCCTGGAAGTTCTAGTTCCTGAATAGTAGGTACTAGCAAATCACAACTAAAGTTAGAACTTGCCGATATACCACCATCATTTCCTATACCAAAAGCACCGCTTGGCATAGAAGCAAAACCATTAGAAGCATCTACTAAGTCATCAGTTGATAATTTAATTTTATACCAATCAATATCGTCAACTTCTTCTACAGTATGTGATACTGGATTTCCTTCAGAATCTACAAAGAAATCCCATTTAATGTTATTATATTCTCTTTCAAGAAGACCTTCAAAGAACACACTATCACCACCTAACAATCCATGGTCTGGATGATATACTTTTAACATATCCGAACCAGCTTCTGTTTCAAAGCAGTTGTTGTCCAAGAAGTCGATATCTAGGTTGTTGCCGTTCTCATCATAATGACCATTTACAAATACAGCCTCCGCTGGTTTGGTATCAAACTTAGCTCTGTACATGTTAAATTTCAAGTCTTTATACTGGTCTGCTGTCCATGTAGATGCGTTCTGTGATTTGAAGAATACACCAGCGTATGGCTGAGCAGAAATAGTTCTGTTAGTACCAATGTCTTTGTGTCCCAAGTGAGAAACATACATTTCGTAACCCTGACAGTTAGACATAACAACAAAACAGTACTCGGTAAGCTCTTTCAAGTAAATTGGCTCTTCAAACTCAAATGTAGTTGGTTTTGAAGCATCAAAATCTGGATTTGAAGAAGCAACAACTTGGTCTGGGTTTAGAACACATTCACCACCCGGAACGATTGTAGAGCCCGGATATCCGTTTTCTGTCTCGCGAATCTGTACAGTTACTGGGATATTTTTATCTTTCTTAGCAAAGTACAGGTCAATCTTAGTTAGGAATAGACCACCCTTCTGATTAACCATAAAGGTCTGTGCTAGTGGGTCATACCACCCTTTAAGCTGTGTAGTAGTTCTTCTGGTAGTTCTTCTTAGAGTTCTACCCTGTGATACTCTCTGTCTTACAATTTTAGCATTTCTTGTCGAAACAATAGTAGACTGTTTAGTATCCAAGTAACCTTTCGCAGTATATGTAGTTTCCGCTTTAGTATCAGTGTTTAGGTTTTTAGGGTCAGCTACATCAGCTACCTTAAACTCCCTCTTACCAGTACGGAATCTTAGTTTTCTTGTGTTAGGAATACGGAATAGACCAACTGCTGTACCTTTATCATCAGTCATGATAGTGGTACCTTTAGCTGGAACAGGTGTGTATTCAATAACCTCTGCTATATCAGCAGTTTGACCAGAAAGTTTTAGCAAAGTTCCAGCCGTAAATACTGTTCTGTATTTGTCAACTGTTACATGTGCTGTATATGTAGTTCCATCTTCGTTTTTCGTGATAGCCCTGATTCTTGCTTTAGTTCTTCCATCCATAGTAGTAAGAATGTGATTCTTTCTCAATCTTACTCCGCTGGCAGTCAAAGAAACCTTAAGCTTAGCACTTGGTCTACAGTAAGCAGAAACGTTTTTACCATCAAATGAAGGATACAATCTAGTATTAGGTTTCATACCAGTAGCAACAAACATTACTTCTCTTGAACGAATAAATGGCACCATAGTAGTGTTAATTACTTTATCGCCAATCTTCTTACGAGTTACTTGTGGTACAACTCTTGTTCTGATACCAGTTCTTGATATTCTTCTTGTAGTTGTAGTGGTGCGTGTAATTTGGGTACCTCTTCCTCGTCTTCCCCAAGGATGTGGGAACCATGGATGTGGAGCAATGCCAAATTTTCTTGAATCCAAAGATGTAAATTTAACTTCTTTCTTAGAAGATACAGTTCTAGAAGTACCAATCCAATCAGTTTTCCAGTTATTCCATACCGTTCCAAGAACACCGCGTTTTCTCAAAGCTCTAGCTACGCTATTGAAGTTACCACTTTTGTTAATAACAAGGTCTGGCGCTCTTCTTACATCTCTCCAAGTATCAGTAGATGGATATAGATTTACATCACCATCGAATGAGAAAATAGCGAATGGGTTTACATTCATATATTCAGATGCGTAATCTTGCTTAGCAAAAGAAACATGAGAATATGGCAACATAACATAATCGCCAACTCTAGTTACATTTGTCGAAGCAGAAACATTAAAATCAATAGGAACATTTGTCTCGTTGAATTCTGGTCTTAGGATACCTTCTTCAGCATCAATAGCACATTTGTAGTCTTCGTGCTCTACATCGCCTACATTGTGTCCTGTAAATGAATCAACAACAAAACCATTCTTGAATCTCTCTAGACCATTTTTATCTGTTAGAGACATGTTTTCTGTTTCTTTTTCTAGCATAGAAAGAGAAGTGTAATATTCTATCTTTTCGATACGGTTTTCTAGTTTACCAATATCGCGCATAGTATAGCGTCTGTTCTCTTGCATCTCAGAGTCAATAGTATCACAACCACGAGTATAAGCAGGAGCATTCAGAGTATACAGTACCATTCCGTTTTCTGGGTCGGTAGGGATATCTGGCTGTAGTGCTGGAGTTCCGTATTTAATCTTAAACTCACCTTCTTTGGTCAAATATACCTTATCAATACGATTCAAGTAATACTGGAAGTCACACTGAATTTGAGAATTAGGCTTAATAACATTAGTCAACAAATCGCCAGAATCATTCTTGTTGAAAATCTGCTGAATTCGTTTTTCCCTAGTGTATGTATTATCAGTAGTCAGAGCATCGTATGTTGAGCTTGTTGTTGGTCTAAAGTCAAGAACATCGCTCAGTGAAGTATTTGTTCCTTTATAAACAGGAATATCTTCATATTGAATCTCTGGGTCATCTGCGTATGAATCAACAGAGAAATATTCGCCATCACCATGCTCAAAATATCTGTAAGTAACAACCAAGCGTCCAGTTGGACCTTTTCTGCCAGCTTTTAGCTTTATAGCACCAAGTTCATACAAACCATTTCTTTGTCCATCATCTAGCTCATATTGCTCAGTAATGTCTTTCAATGGTACAGGAGAATCGCCTGTTGTTGTTTTGTAATTAGGGTCAAGTTGAGCTTTTTCATATTCTTTAGATGCGTAAATGGCACCATCATATGTTAAGTTATGGATAGCAACTCTCGTACCATCAGCATCAATCTGATAACCAGCTTCGGCAGATGTATCTATGCCGTATGTGATATCACATGTGTCATAGATTTTAACATCTAAAATGTCACAATGTAATAGTGTATGCAAATCCTGTGGTGGCTTTTTCTCAGATTCTGGAAGCTCATTTGGATATGTTGATGCTATATAAGCATCTGGTAATGTAAGTGAAGTATTCAAATTATTAGGGTCAGTTGGCTTACCAGTGTAATCCATATTTGAATAAGGAACAATTACATTAGTTTTTAGATTCTTAGTTCTTTCTTTAGAACCCGCTGTGGAGTTACCTGATTTCAAAACAGTTACTGTCAATAGAACAGTAGCACCATTGAAACGAGTATCGCCAGCACCGTCAAACTTCAACAGAGAAGGGTCATCAACATTAATAATATTACCATATTGACCAATCAAGTCGATAACACTACCAGAAGATACACCAGCACCACTAATAAATACACCATTGTAATCTGTAATGTTGAATGAAGAGAATTTTTCTCCTGATTCTGCGGCATATTCAGCATAACCAGTGTTATTCAAAGAAAGCTTAATAGTTTTTCTCTGATAGAATTGGGTATCAAAAGCAAAGTCCTTATCCTTGATAGTTTTAATATCAGTGTAGGGGAAAGGATAAAGCATATATGTATTTGATGAATCTATGCTTTGGTTCTTTCTTTCGACAACAGCAGAAATAGTAGAATCGCCAATTTTCTGAATAATACTATCGCCAGATGAGAACAATGGTGCTGTAGTGGTGTGTTTTACTAGAAGTTCTTGTCTAGAAGGACTATAGAAGTAGCTAACACCTCTGTTTATACTATTAAAGGCATCAGCAATATCTCTCTTATTATCAGCATCCAAATCAACAGAGTTGCCAATGATGTAGTATTGTGTTAGAATGTTACCATGACCATTTGAAGTAAGTTCACCATTTCTCTGAACTTCCCAAGACCTTACATTATCAAATGAATAGCCATCTGCCATTTCAATATCAAGTAGATAAAGTTTCCAAATGCCACTGGCTCTGTCCGAAGCAGTAGCCGATTCATAGCCATAGCCGCGATTGCCATAGAAATATTCCATGGTCTTAACTTTAGCCGTACCTATTTTAACACTACCTGAACGGTCACTTGGAGCCGTTGCTGAGCTTGCTGGGGTATCATATAGGTCTACAGTATCCCACACGGAAGGCATCTTATATAGGTCTGAAGTGAAGATATAGTTACCCACCGAAGCGCGAATTAGAGCATCGTGGTCATAAGCATATGTTCTTGATTTCCAGTAGTCTAGATATTCAACACCTAGTTTTTCAATCTCATAACCCTTAACATAAGCTTTACCATCTTCCATACCGATAGCCAATAACTCTCTCATTCTATCAACTAGAGTGTCATGGTCGCCACCGGGATAATATTTGTTAATATTAAGATTCTGTTCTGGATATTTTTCCAAATCGGTAAGAGTTGGAGTATGAGCAAGTCCAAGACCTTCTGAAGTAGTGAGTTTGAATCTTTCTTTAGAAACATCCATAGCTTCAATTTGAGTATCATATGCGAAATCATTCATCTCATAGATACCGCGATTATCATCTTCTTCTAAGAAGCAACGAACATCAATACCGAAGTCATCTACAGTGTAATCACCAGATTCATCGTAGGTTCTTCTTGCCATTGTGTCTTCAATAACACTTGAAACATCAGGTCTAACCTGATATACTGGTTTCCCGTCTTCTAGGCGTAGAAGCTCAATAAAGTCTTCGTCATCAACTGAATCAATAGCTCTCTTAGTTAAGACACAACGAATTCTATGTCTATCCGCTCCAGAAGCATTGAAGTTATATGAGCCACGAGCATTGTCCAGAAGTGAAGAATCGTCATCTGAAGTAACAATATCTTCTATTACTTCAAGACCAACACGGTATGATGGAGTACTTGAATACTTATCTAGAACAACAAATTGCTTATCAACATTTACAAGGAAACCGCGAATGTAATAAACACCATCTTCGATATAAGCAACAGAACCTTTACCTGAAGCGAAAATAGTTTCGTCAACTGTATCAATTGTCTTACATACAAGTGGTATCTCGCCTTCAACCAAATCGGCAACAAGAAGCTCATCCTTTATAAAGTTTACTTCTGAGCCAATGATACCAGCATAATTTGAAATTAAATTAGAAGCATCATCAGGTTCTAGATATGCCGCAAGAGCTTCTGGAATTGCGCTATTAGTAACCTCATCGGGAACCTTACCACCGTCCAAGTATTTTACAAAAAGTGTATCATACTCTTGTTCGTTTGATACAGTAGCATACATTACAATAGCTTTTAGCCCTGTAATTTTACCTTGAATAGTTCTGCCGATAAAATCTTGTGGATTAATATCTTGACCATTGTATGATGGAAGAATTTTGATGTAAGAAAAATCAGTATCATAAGCCAAGGCACCCGGTACAACCATGGTGCCATCCTTGAAATTTCCATCTGCAAGATTAGAAATCTGGTTCTGAAGAACTGACTGTAACTGAGTCAGTTCCCTTGCCTGTACAGAAACACTTGGTTTAAATAGAGTCTTTACAAACTTTTTATCTTTATCAAAATCATCATAATATGGTGCGATATTAAAGTTTAGCGCAGAAACATTATTATCTTCATTATCTGTTGCCATAATTCTTCCTATAAATCTAAATTACAATTGATATAACAGTATTTATCTGCCAAAATTAGAATTCAAAAACGATTTTGATATCTTCAATCTGGTCAATTGCTCTAGAGATTTGTTGTCTGTTTTCCACATACAGTAGCTTACCAGTTCCAGCTACGGTTCTTTCGGATGCTGGTGTTTCGTCACCAACCTGTACGTCAAATGCCGCCGCTGTGTCTTGTGAAGTATATGTGGTGTATTCTGGATGTTGAACCGCTCTGTAGATAGAAGCGTTACAAGAAACACCGCTTTGCTCTTCAATTGGGTCAACGATTACGGAAATCTGTCTGAAATGAGAAGCATCACCTACCACTGGCAACATGTGATTTTCATCATAAACAAGTTTCATATCAATCATACCATAGTAACCGCCAAGCTCTTCTACAGGATTATATCCATGTCCATTTGGTGGAGAAATAATTCCTTTAACTGTAGCCTGTAGAGCATTACCGCCATTTGGAGCACTAACTGTAGCATTAATAGAGTTGTAGCCTGTACCACCATCAATAACATCAACAGAAGTAATAAATCCACCACTTACATTAGCAATTGCTTTCAAACCCGTTCCTGTAGTTAGTGGGTCTGAGTCATTTGGATTAATCCATGGTCCAACTCGGTACTGAGAAGTTCCGTCTGGTTGTACGTCCCAAGTTCCAACAATTGTAGCAGTGAAATCAGGATAACCGCCAGAGAATCCGTCATTGCCGTAGTAATTGTCAATTACGCGCATTTGACCTTCGCCTGTTCCAGATGTGATATAAACGGCATATCCGTCATAGATTCCACTAACAGGTGAAACAGCCGCATTTGAATCTAGTACAACTGTATTTGATGTAGCACTCTGAACCATGCCAGCGTTGTTAGGCTCATAACCAGAACCCATGTCTACAACAGAAATGTGCTCAATCGCGCCTTCTTTGGCAGATTGCTGTACTTGCCACTGTAGATGACCCGGATTATTCAAAGCAGGGTCACCGCCATTCGGGTCAGTTGCTAGGTGTTTAACAGGCATATAGTCTTCAGTTAGGAACTTCATAGCTTCATCTAGAAGAATAGAATACATGAACTTCCAACGATATCCATCGCCAGTAGTAAGAATGTCATCTGGGTCAGTGCCTGTTGGTTTTACTGTAGAGATAACTTCCTGATAAGCGCCATCAAAATATGCTTTGTTGTTTATACACTTATAAACATTGTACTGGTTATTATCTTCAGTCATAACATAATTGTTAGGAATAATTTCTTCACCAGAATCGTGCTCATACATGGTATATACTTGTCCAGCTTCCCAGTTAATACGTGGAAGTGCTAGAGTAACAAACTTAGGGTCAATTTTCTTAATAGCAATTAGATTATTAAGAATATTATACTGATTTGAAATGGTGTCTAGTGGAGTTGGTGGGTTTGTTTCAGTACCACCGCCAGAACCAGCAGGAACATCGTTTTCTGTTCCCCAAGGGTCTGTTTTACCAATACCTAAGTATAGGTTATTATAAGCAGACTTATTGTAGTATAGCCATTTCGCAGTACCGTCTGCCGAAACACCAGTTTCGTGCTCTGGTCCCATCCAAGAAGGGTCTGCTGAAGATGTACCAGCTTCTACACAAATGTAAAGGTTAGTGTTATTGAATACAATATCGCCCAGAACATAAGGGGAACCCGGCTCCCACTGTGAGGCAGATTCATTGAGAGATTCAATGAACTGTTGAGCATTATATATTCTAAGTTTGTTAGTAATGATTGCCGCCATGTTTTAAATTCCTATTATTTTCAAATTAGTCTTTGGATACTGTTATTTCAGGTGGTATCGCAATATTCTTTTTATATTTATAATTACTTTCTAGAGTCGTTAGACTATAATCAGATTCATCAACATCATCTATACCATATGCCCATTTATCTCTTTCTAATGAACGGTATTGTGGTCCAACTATATCTTCTGATTGCCAAGTAACAGATTGAAATATTTGCTTAACTACGGGTCTCTGTTTAAGAGAAGAAATTCCAGAAATATTAGTTTTTAACAAATAAGTATCTTCTACATCGTCAACGGATATTTTGTCTACAAAGTGAGCATCAATATCAAGAACATGCTCTTTGTTAAGTTTAAATCTTTCTATAGATTTCCTGTTTGCGCCAAGGGTTCCATGTCCCACTGGTCTTTCATTATAATCAGTTACCCACAAACGTTTAGGGAAAATATTCACATATGCTCCGATTAATGGCTCTTCATTTCTATCATATGATTTTTCCAATGATTCGATAGACATATCTTCAAAATCATGGTCATCAATTCTAGTGTTGCCATATGGAGCAAACAATTCCTCTTGTGGTGTAAACCTAGCAGGAGAATAACGGTCTTTCATTTCTTCAAATCTAAAGGTATTTCTAAATCTGAATTTCGCTCTATCTATAGAACGTCCAGTTGTACCCAAAGAAGGAACTTGGTGTATTCTCTTGTGTATATTTATCACATGTTTTTGTGTACGTGGGTCGGCACCATCTGCCAAACTACCAACATGCCAATTTGGTCTTCCGTAGTTGACTCCACCTCTTTTTTCATAAATGATACGAGTATCGGTTTTGTCAGTAGCACACTCTTCGTTATACATGTATATAGAAAGATGTTCCAATTTCACCAAATCATTACTCAGTGTATGGAGTGAAATTTCATGGTCTCCAGCTTCAACTTCAAAGAAGAAGTCATGTAGAGTTTTATCTTTATCATTCTGTTTGAGAGGATGTGCCTCATCTCCAAGTGTGGCTATAGTAGTTCCATCCAATTTAACTTCAACCAAGGCTGATTCCATCAAATCTGGCTTATTGGATGTTTGAATAACCAATGATACTGGTGTAAATTCTTTAGCATTAAATGAATAAACTTCTGGACTTCCGTCTATAGTTCTGTTAATATGTCTATTCTTAGCTTCGAATTTTTTATACAAAGAACTCTTTCCTGAGAACTTACCAGAACCATCCATCAACTTAACTTGTACGTTAAGGTTTTTGATTATTTCAATAATCAATCTAACAAGAGCAAGTCTGTCTTTGTTTCTTCTAGCATATGATTCGGCAATGAATTCACCAAAGAATTCTAGACCAGCAGGATGGATAATTTTCTTAACTAAGTCTCTCCATTCTTCAATCTGCTTATCTACTCTAATAACATATGAATAATCTTGCCAGTAGTAGTTATCTGGAAGTACATTTCTATCGGACAAGAAACCTTTGGTGTCAAAGTATCTTCCAGAATATTCACAGAATGAACCAATTATAGGTCTAACTTTAGCTTTGCTGTTCCCTTTACGATTCATATCTATAGAAGGACTAATCTGATTTCCTTCATCGTCATATATGTAACTATAACCAGCACCGAAGTCCTTTATTCCGATTTCTTCTATAGAACCAAAAGTACCTTGAGCATATATCAAACCACCCTTACCTTGTGATTTGTTTCCAGATTCTGTTTCTTCTTCTATCGAACAGAAAGGTGCGCGTTTATATCCATAACCCGGATTAATAACTTCTAGTTTTACAATACCGCCCAAGTTATCAACTTCAGTAATACGAGCAACAGCACCAGTTCCTGAAGTGATAGAGTTATCAAATACAACTCTTTCTCCAGTTACATAACCAGTACCAGCATAACCCCAAGGCTTGCGTTTAATGTAGACCCTTTCAATCAAAGCACTATCTAATGTAGAATATTCTTCTGTAAGAATTGGTTCATTATCATAAAAATCACCAAGTAACAATGGAGTGTTAGCGTCTGGGTCTTCTGGGTTATTAGATTCAAATAGAATGTTCTCAGCAGAGTGTTCAATGATACCAATACCATCACGAGTAGTCTTCATTGGTGAAGACCAAATCTTAATCGTGTGGTCATATGAACCATATGGATTGAATTCAAACATGTAATCTTTTGAGGTATTATTGAAGTCTTTTAGAGGAAGACCCAATCTATGAGTTATAGAATCATCTGGAAACCAAGAAGCAGATGCTGAATTGAAAACCTGATACTCAGCTTTTACTAAGTCTTCTACAATATCAAAGTTATAATTATATGTAACCTTGTCTTCTACTATTGTACTTGTTGTATTGGCAATCAAGATTTCTAAAAACTTATCAATCAACAATCCATCAATTTCAGGTAGAACAATAGAGTCAAAGTTTACATCGAATCTATTTTCATTCGACATTTTCTGTAGGAAAAGTTCAACATCATATTGTTCTTCTCTTGAAGAACCTACTGGGAATAAGGATTCTCTTTCACCGTCTGGATTGTTATCATCAATCATCAAATCAATGTCGCGTTTTCCTTCTAGCCATCTTTTGATTAGAACTTTATCGTGCCAAGTAACAACTCCGTCTCCATTGATATCATAAGCATTGTCAACAACGTTGCCCTGAATGAAGTCATATACACGCTGGATTAGGTCAACAGAAATGTTTACAAAAACATCACCCTCGGCATCGAATAATTGAATATGAAGCTCAAAGGGTCTTTTAGAACGGCAGTATTGCGCCCCAATGTTGAATGTTCTAATCATATTGGGGTCTGTAGGAATTGTAAAATCAGGAGAGTTATATGGAATTGCTCTACTGTCAATTGGAACTACATCGTTAGCATAGTTTTCAGGACCAGCCGCTCCCAATATGTCAACGATTTCAACCTCACCTTCTGTACCAGCAACATTTACTTCTTCTATGTGTCCTCGTGTGACTTTTTTAATATATGCCGCACAAGCGTCACCAGTACCTTCTACCTGAAGTGGAAAGTTTTCTAAGTAAGATTGTCCAGCATCTAATATTTCAAAACCTACAATAGACTCAGCACCTGACTCATAAAATTCTCTGTTTTCTTGAGTTATTATAGTATAAGATTCATCATTGAACTCGCCCTGAATGTTAGATATGTAATATTCTGTTACATTCTTACCATCAATAAATTTCTTATCGAATAATTCTACGATTGCTTCAGCGCCAGTATCATTACCAATAATTTTTATAGGCTTATAACCTTCAATATTATCATCTGTATATGTTTTAATTGTATATTCAATTGTCCAATCACCAAAAGAAGGCTTAAGTAGCTGGTCTTTTGGATATTTCAAGTCTACATCTGTATTGAACAATACGCGGAATAGAAACTCATATGACTTCTCTGAGCCTTTAGCTTTATAGAAGTCTTTGACCTTCTTTAGAAGAAGTTTTTTATTATCGTAATGTTTTTTCTCAACTTCAGAACGTTTCTCTGGAGTGATTCTATTCTTTAAAACTTCAGATGCTTCTAGACTGTCACCCTGAATCTCATAGAATACTTTTAAAATAGAGCCTAGAGGTAAGGGTTTAGGTACAGTTTCATCTACCAACTGAAGAGTAGCTGGACTATTGGTAGAATTTATGTAGTATTCACTTGGGTCTAGTTCAACATCATTGACAACCACGGCAATTCTAACTACATCAATATCAGATGGATGGTGTGTTAGAGTGAATACTTGTTGCTCACCATCGCCTGTCCAAAAATCTTGGTCTTCAACGTTTGAAACCTCTTTCAAAGAGGTTCCATCATTTTGATTCAATAAACCAAAATAGTTTTCAAATACCTCATTTGCTTCTTGAATCTTGTTATAGTTTGGAAAAACTTCAGCAAGTTCAGATTTAAAATGCGAAACAAACTTGTCCAGAGTTTTGTCTAGGTCAATATTGTCCAAAACTCGTTTGGATTCATGTAAAACATTTCCTTCCTGTTCAAGCCATTTATAGTATGACTCCATGAAAGAAATAAGTTTAGGGTAATCAGACCTTACAAATTCAGGAAACTGATTTTTTACCAATGTTGAAATTTTGGAAATATCCATACTCATAGATTATCAGCCAATATCTGTGTCATCTAATACTGAGACACTTAGGTTTTCTAAGTCAAGGGAAATAATCTGATTATGCAATGGCATTACGTCATTCTTCTGTGGAACAACATAAAAATCAATAGCTTTTCCATCAAACCAATTAACTTTCAGTTTATGGATTTTTATCAAGCCTGTTTCATAATTTATACTACCAATATTATTAATTAGAGTTTGTTCTTTCCCACCAATTACTATATTTAGGTCTATATTTCCAGCACCATCGTCCTTGAAATATCTTTTATTTGGTATAGCGCCCTCAACCAACTGATTACCTACATCAAAATAAGAAGTGGATAATGTTTTTGGTTCAATTGGGTTATTAAATTTTAGCTCATAATATGTGTTAGTATATAGTGTAGGAACTACACTTTTCTTCATTTTTACTTTAGTCAAGTTATTTGTTATTGATGGGTCCACATTATCAATAGTTGTCAAAAACTTAGAGTACCTAAAGTAACTTTCAAATTTACTTAATGTTTCTTTATCATATTTTTCAACCGCTTCGATTACTTTCCTATGAATATCCTCAGAAGTCAAAACAGTTTTCATTTCGTCAAATTTTACAGTCAAATCAAGCTGAATATGGGTATAATCTGGGTCTACAATCATTGGAGTTATAGAAACAACACTCCATTCTTTTACCAATTGTTTCTCAATTTCATTCTTTACAGCATCTGACAAGTAATAACCATTTTCTGGATTAATAGCAATCATAACTCTTCCATAAAATGGTGGGTCATTGTCTTCACCTCCCCAAATATTCATTGACTGTATATTTGGAAATATTTTTGGAATTACAGTCTTATAGTCTCTAGCAGTTACCGCTCTATTCTGTCCCTCAAAAGTTTTTGGAGCATGGAACTTGATAGATTCGATAGTTTCACGCTCATCACCACCCATAGATTTCATAGTGGTTGTTATATTTACATCAGAATAGCCATTTAGAGACCCCTGAAGAGAAAAAGTAGAGGCATGGTTGCCCTTATCTCCAGCAGTTGCTATGTAATCGACATGTATAATGTTATTGTTTTCTAGTTGCTTACCTAAAATTCCATCTCCAAAGTATATTTCAAACAACCCATCTTCTACTTCCTGAAGATAATAAACATTATCCTCGCCAGAAATTCTATTAGTATCTTTAGCCAATGTATAAAATTCTTGTTTTGTGGAATTGGCAGATGATTGGACACGAACAGAAAGAGTAGTTGTATCTACATTAGGATTAGGTATTACAAATTTTTGATTAGGATTATTTGTATTAACTGTCCATTTATATGAAAGTAAATCACCTTGCTTTAGAACTATTCCTTTTCTTTTATAAACAGCTTTGCCATTTATAATTTTTCTAGGAATGGTGTATGCTTTATCTGGTACAAAAGAATAAGAATCTTGACCAATTTTGCCAATAAATCTAGAATTTTTATTAACAACAACAGCAGATGGATTGTCAAATGGGAATACTTCAATGTCCACATGCGCGGTAGCCGCCTTCACTGAACGAGGAAGGTAATTCAAATGCTTTGCTTTAGAAACAACAGAAGAGCGCAACTGAGCACTATCCAAAAACATTTCATTAGCCATCATATTGAGGTAATATGCTTGATATTGTGTATTATACGCCAAAACATCCAGAAGGATGTTTAGTGCGGAGCCTGTAAAATCATAGTCTTTGAATTCATCTTGACCTTTGAGAAATTCTACGAAATTTTCCTTAAGGTCTGTAAAGTCCAGATTTGTTACGTTTAGTACTGTATTTTCTGCCATTACCTTATTCTCTCTAAGAAGTAATCTAATTCTTGTGTTTCTGTTGAGTTTATGATACTATATAAAATGTGTATCCTGTAACCATGACCATCTTCGGTTTCTTGTACAACAACGTCTTCCAAATCTACTCTTGGTTCGTAATTGTTGATGGTTTCTTCAATTGCGTTCTTTATATTTATAGCCGTTAATGGAGACACCATTTCGAACAAATAGTCAGTAACTCTACAACCAACTTCTGGCTGAAATAGCCTTTCTTTTCTTCTAGTAAGAATCAGATTCATAAGAGAACGTTTAATAGCATCTTCGTTGTAAACCTTTTCAACATCATTGGTACCGGGATTTTTATCAAATGCCATTTCTAAGTCGGTAAATGATATTCTCTTTTTTCTTTTTATCCCATATGCGTCTACATATGAATCTTCAAATGCCATTTAATTTCTCCTATGGATTTAAATCTATTCTTGGGGCAATGGTTACATGATTTCCATCAGACTTCAAATCCCACTCCGCTGTATTTCTTATTGTAATCTTGCCGCCTTTAGGACCAACATATAGAGTTAAGTTCCCTTCAACATTCAAGTGACAATCGCCCATAACATGTTCTTTCTTGTCACCTTCAATAATAGTAACATCATCACCTTTTACTTTAGTCACTCTGGTTCCGTCTGGATGTATCTCTTCAAATGTACCAGAAGCATGGTGACGATTCATTCTTTCCGCGCCTTTGGTATCATCAATCTCTGTTATATGACCACACTCAGACTCTGTAACATGGTTGAATGGATACTGAGCCGCTGAAGGTGTTGGGGGCTCATCCCAAGTTCCACCGCCAGCAATAGCTACACCCTTAACCAAATCAGCAAGCTTAACCTGAACAATAGTGTTGTGTGACTGTGCTGGAACTGGTATCTTACCAAATTTTCCCGGATACTTACCCAAATATGTAGGGTAATCTGGCATAGTCATTGCTCCACCATTGCGAGCAAGTCTGTTCATATCTGGCTCATTGAGCTTTTCATCTTTTGGATATTGCTCATCGGGGTCATAGAATCCCTGTGGGTCTCTTCCCTTTGGACTCTCTGTACTTATTCCCGGTAAGGTACCAAAGACTACAGGATGCTGTCCAGCTTTTCCGTCTCTGAAAAAGCCCATAACCCATGTTCCCTGAAGTATACCAACAGGAGCATCACCAATGCCGTTCACAGAGCCAGATGTAACGGGCATCATCACATGAGCCCATGGTAGAGTATCTGTAGCCATTTCTATTTTATCTTGGTTGTGCCAGCCGATAATGCGTACACGCACTCTACCGAGCATATCAGGGTCATTGCGGTCTTCTACAACCCCTTGCCACCACACAAATCCATCTACACCCATAAAACTCATAATTAATCTCTCTTATTAACTTTTCTGCTTACTGTATATACTTGCTCATCGAACTTCATATCTAAGTTGTCAGTAGCCAATTCCATAACAGTTTTAAATTTTGTTAAAGTAAGATGATGTGCGCTTGCGGTCACAATAAAGTTACCAGTATGGTATTTCTCTTTAACTGCCAATCCATCTTTTTCTGGGTCATAGCCCTGTTCCGACCACAATTTTAATTCAACAATATCGCCAGTTCTGACCCAAAGTGTTCCCGGCACTTCCATATTTAGTTTAACAACATCAATTTCTTTCAATCTACCATCACGAACAATTCTATCTTTTGTTATATTGGGTCTATCATAATCCCCAGATGCTTTATTTGTAACTGGTGCCATGACAACCCTATTTTTGGAATTTGTGACTTTGGATACTAAATCTGGTTTTCCCTGTGGCAAATAAGCTCCTTTTGTTTTCTTAACATGTAAAGAATCTCCATCTCTTTTATCAAACTCTTCTTTATAACTAAAAGGAATAGTAGAGAATTTTTTATTCTCAAAATCTATATGTAAAAGTTCAGAATCGTACATGCCAGAAGTCATGCCATCTAGTAAGTCAAAGTATTTATCCCAGTGTAAATTATCTGGTGTTAGTGCTTCGCCTTTAACTTGTTTAACAGATGAAGAATCACTGGTACTACCATACTCTTGACTCATTGGAGGTCGATTATCTTTCGGCATCATGTCATAAGTAGCAGAGGGTCCACTTGTCATCATAATGTCTATTGTTTTCCACCAATAACCATCTTCTCTTTCGAAATATAAATAAGATGGTTGTTGAAATGCTTGCGATTTAGCATATGTGCTTATTAGGTTTATCCCCTTAACAGGCTTAGTATATGACAACGGAAGTGTGAAAATCCCCTCAGATGGCTCTGTAGATAAGGGTCTAGAGCTAACCATTCCATGTAGCTCAGAAACCATTTCATGGTACTTCTTATTTACAAATGATTTAGATACCATAGTTTGAACATTTTTAAAAGCATCTTCAGAAATAAGCTCCATGGTATAAAGTTGTTTACCATCTCCAGCCTTTTGCTTATCTGACACCGCAGATATTACAAAATTATATTTTAAAGGTTTTCCAGTGCCAGGTAGGTCAAATTCTATCTTGACTTTTTCATAACCAAGTATAGACATATGCATTAGTGAATTAGTGGTATCCATTAATGTAAGGGATGCCGTTATATTAGTGGCAAACATATCTTCATATATACTAAGAGATGCTAATGCTTCCGCAACATTAAATGTTTCACCGTTATGGGATTCAATTTCAATTTTTTTAATATCATGAATCCCATCATAATTGTAATCATCTGCCGCCATTATTTAACTTCCTCACCTTTCAACATAGTTTCAAATTTATCCAAGAAAGATTTTAAATAGTCATTGTTCAATAGTTTAATATATCTTTTTCTATTATTTCTAATAGTTTCCCACTCTAAATAACTAACTACTTTTGGAGGTTGAGAGCCGGGCTTTTCCAATTTTTCTAAGTAAGTATCTTTATGAATAACATTTCCAAAATAATCTTCATAATGATGAACTTTTTGATTTGCTCGTTGTTGTCCGTTATTCTTTTCGAAGTTATCAGCATAAACGTCATTCAGATAGTCTATAAATTTATCTTCATCTAAAGCCCATTCGCCATATACATCCGATATATCATTGGAAAGTAATACAATCCAGTAGTAATGTGGCGAGCCATAGTAAGCATCCGCTATCATTTCTGGAGTGTCGCCTTCCTGTACATAGTATTCATATGTTACATAGTTATTGTCCAAGATGCTTTTTAATAGTTTAACCCTTTTGAATATATTTGTTATATCCATTTTGTTTCCATCTTTGAACATGTCATATGGAACTTTTTCTAGTTTCTGAAAGTATTTTTCAATCATTATACATTCTCTCTTTCTACATCAGACCTAGTGATAAATTCTGTTTCTTGGAAATTTAAAGTCATTCTGACTTCCGTTGGTGCTTTTGTGGTTTGAAAAGCAGACCAAATTCCATTAACAGCATATTCTACATTCATCCCTGTTAGAGCACATGGTTTAAAGTTATGAAGGTATTCGTTGTCCAAATATTTAATATCAAATTCTGCTGGATAATTTAGAACAGCATTTGTAAGTGTAGGATGCATATGAATTTTAAAATAATGAATAATTTGCCTTACCATTAAAGATTCGGCATGATTTCTTGGAACAAAATTGTAAGAGAAAGTAAATTGTCTAAATCCAACACCTTCAAATAAAAGCCTAGGATGGGAGTTTGCCACACCTCTTTGGGCGTAGTTGAGGATATCAACCCCTGTGCTGTTGTTCGCCAAAGAG